ATTGCCCCCATTAGGTTGTAGTGCTAAAGGATTATATCCTACTAACGCAGTATAAACTGAAATAAAACCATAATCCGAAGTAGTATTATACCCTATTGATGTTCTTTTTGCTGAACTTGTTGCACCACTAATTACTAACTGACCTGTATTTGCATCGTTGTTGTTTGCTTGTGGGTTTAATAATGTCAAGGGGGAAGTCGTACCTATCCCAAGTCTTCCCGAAGCATCCAAACGCATACCTTCAGTAGAGTTAGTAAAGAAAATTAAAGGGTATGCTCCAGAACTATAAATAAACCTACCATAAGCAGTACCAGTAAAGTTTGCACCTGCATTATCATCAATTCCCCAATATACACTTCCTGATGAATTTATATTTTGAAAGGCACTAAAATTGGTTGTTCCCTGAACACCAATTCTTGCGTTACTTGTACTATTTATGTGTAAAGGATAGTTGGGAGAAATTGTTCCAATTCCTATATTGGAACTGCTCTCATAAATAACTGAGTTTCCTATTGAATTTGAACCTGTAAACTTGGGTATGTAGTTGGTAGTGCCAGAGATAGAAGATGTAATATCCGAAGTCAAAGCTAAAGTACCTGTTGCACTCGGCAACGTATAAGTATAACTTCCAGCAGCATAACGAAAAATAGCACTCCTTGTACCATCCCCATAATTAAAAATAAACCCGGGGTTAGTCAAAGTAGCATATAAGAGAGTATATCCCGAAAGAGAATAAGATGTGTTGATATTTTGAAATGCTATATATTGGTCAGAGGTTAAACTTGAAGCAGAAATTGCGTTACAAATTATTCCCCCTGCAATGTTTAATGTGCTTCCGTTATCTTGAACAATAGAGTTCCCAATAGAAGTCGTACCTGTAAACTTTGGTAAATAACCAGTACTTCCAGAACCCGAAATACCACCCAATCCTGAGAGAGTATAAGTAGGGATATTTAAGGTATTCCCCACTAATGTCGAAGCACCGCTTGAACCTGTTGTCGTTAAAGTCAAAGCACCCTGACCGCCAATATCACTCAACACCTCGGCCCCTGTTCTAAAGTTTACTATATTAGAAGCATTGAGAACCAAAAATTTATCCGTATCTGTGTTCGCATTCGATACGCTCGTTAACGCCAAGTTATTAGAGAAGGTCTTTGCCCCACTAATCGTTTGGGTCGTACTAATAGTTACATAGCCATCAGCAATATCTGTCTCAATGATAGTCGCTAAAGCCGAAACCGTACACTTATACGAATAACCCGAAGAAGGGTCTCCCACTAATAGTAAATCAGTTAAACTCGGGGTTCGTGTCGATAATTCGGATATCTTTTTATTCGCCATTGTTTTTTATTAAATAGAATTAAGCAGGGTATTGGTAGTTAGTAGGAATTACGCAACGATTTGCCGTATAAGGTAATTCAATCGTAATATCAGCCCGAACACCTGCCAACAAATCAGGGGTGTCCTCAGTAAAGAAAGAAAGCGTTGCACTCAACCCCTCATCAAACTCAAAATTATTATATCTTAACTGAGCAATAATATCTTGACAGATTTCTAATTGGTCGCTAAGTACCTCGGTTTCGTTTGTATCTTCCGGCAGCATTCGGTCAAAGAAATACAACGAAAAGTTCAAGGTAGTGCTTTTCTCAGCTATGTTACCACCTGTCAAGTCAAAGAATAACGATGGGTAGATATTCTCCGTACCTCTCGACAAGTAATCACTTAGGTCTCCGAAGTACACACTTTTTATCTGTTCGTGTGCGTTCGCAAGATTTGTTACTGTCGTTACGACTTGATTGAGTGTCATTTTCCTGTTTTTGTAAGAAGACTTTTAGCTTCTTTTGATTTTTTAGTGAGTAGGTTTTATTCGCCACAACAACGGTTTATATTACCTTGATATTTCTCCTCAAAGGTCATACCCTTGCAACAGTCATCATCCCCTAACCAAATTGAGGTAGTATATGCTTGTCTTTCTGGAACAATAGTATCGTAAGTGCTTCCCGGATTGTTGTACTCAGGGAATGTGTTAAAGCCACTTCTATCCAATAAATACTTAACCAATCTTTGCTTGTAGAACTCGGCTCTTGATTTGTATCTATCGGCTACATCGATTAACTCGGCAGCACTTGGGTTCTCCTGACCTTCGCCTGATTTTCTTATCAATCCCTTATTGTAAAACTGATAACTCAACCCCATAGGAAGTTCACTCATCACATAATACACCAAAGTCGGAGTGATATAAGTGTCTAATAAATTACTCTCCGTTTGTGTGAGGTTGTTATTCTGAATGCCATCCTGCAACCTTTCGTATAAAGCCGTACCCAAAGCCGGGAGGATATACATATCCTGAGCCGTTAGAATTTCTGGATTAACCAACTTCTCATCGGTATTGAAATGTAGGCCTGTTCTATCTTTTATCGTATCTACCGAAATGAATAATATGTTTCTGCTCATCTTTTATTTTTTAATAACTACTACTGCGTTCCAAGTGTGCCGACATTTAGGGGAATGTATTCCGGTATCAGGGATTGTCCACCAACCACCTGCACGAGCGAAAACATCATACCCTAAGCGTGCTGATATTTGCTCAATCTCTCCCCTTGTATAAACCTTATTCAACTGCATCAACCTTTGACAAAAAGGCCGAGAGGTTTTTATATTTCTGTCCTTAGCATCAGTTCTTAGATAATCCCAAGAATATTCATATCTTACCAGAAAGGTTGTCTTTACCGGCTCATCGATAATTTCTTTCAAGGGTTTTTTTAGTTTGCTGATTTTTGTTTCGGGGTCGTAATCCAAAACATCCAATGCAACCAACTTGCTAATCCTATCCAATACCTCTTCCTTTTCAATCTCTAAGGCCTTGGCAATATCCTCGTATGGAATACGCTTGTTTTTGGCGATTGTATCGAGTATTTTCTTATCGGTGGTATCATCTATTACCTCATCCCTGAAAGCCAATTCTTGGGCCTCTAAATCGCCTGTAAACATCTTCTTACGAGCCACCACCTTGTAGCTATCTACATTCTCCCCAAATTGAGCGAATAAGTTGATTGTGCTATCAATATCATCAAACCTTTCCTCGTAAGTATCATCCCCTAACCAAGTGTTTACCGCATCATCATCCAAGCCATACCCCTGCTTCAACATTGAAACCGCTTGCTGCCGGGTTATCTTTCCCTTGTTAAACTCCCTGATAATCCTTTGGAAGTTCTGCCATTCCCTACCTTTCATTCCTTTCAGATGCTCGTTAACCATCGCCTGAGTAGGCTCAGGAGTAGCGACATTCTGATATTGATTTGGGTCGATACCAATCTTTTCTAATATCCACTCCTTAGGAGCGTTGGCCGCAATAATCGACTCGCTAAATTCAAAGCTAATCGGCTCAACAGGTTTGATATAAAGTTCAGTTGAAACTCCGTTAATCTTAGCCAACTTGTTAAAGATACTCTCTAAAAATTGCTGCTTATCGTTAACGTATGTATTCTTAAATACTTCGTACCCATCACGAATTTCCGAACGAGTACCCAAAGAACCCTCTACCAATACACCAAACAAAGATGGAGTGGTAATCTGATGACCTGCAAAGATATTTTGTTGTATCATCTTATCGACCTGATTAAAATCTTCCTTAGTCAAGTCGGATGCACCTAAATCTTCAACGGCTGGTTTTTTAGCAATATCACTAACAAAAGAAAGTATAAACTTCTTACCATCTGAACCAGAAAATCTATCGGTAAATCTTCTTTCGATATTTCGTTTCTCATCAGGAGAAGGCTCGCCATTCGGTAAAGTAATTAACTTAGAAGCCGAGAACCCTGTCTGAGCATTTCCTAAGACGTGCCTTGAAACTTCGACATCACTTTCAATGTAATTTAACGCACCCATATAAGAAGGCAAAGCATAGGTATCTAATCCGGGTCTGTATTCCTTGATATATAAAATTTGCTTACCAACCTTATTCAAAGTGTTGTAAGCAGGGATAACCTCGACTTGCTCTTTTCTATCTTCCCAATTACTCTTATACCAATACTGAGTATTGTCTTTATTCGACCTCAACTTTGTATAATCAATATGGCACAAACTCGCAATCTTGCCTCCAATCTGCGACCAGATAACCTCTAAATAAGCCCCACCGAATACCTCAATATCAATCGATACCTTACGAGTTAAATCTGTCAAATTCTCGTACTCGTTAGGCTTGTTGATAAACAACTCTGCGGCTGCATCTTGCTCTTTTGTTGCCCATCCGTTTCCAGTAATATAGTTTACTTTACCACGAACGATTGCGTTATGCTTTGCACTTTTGTTATATAAAGACAAAAGATAGTTAGGATAGTCGTTTCTTTCTCCGAACTCAATATACCCCTGACCTTTCTTTTCTCTATACTCTGGCTGCTTTGCCTCTGCAAAGTTTAATATAATTATGTTATCCATCATCGTACTATAAATGTATTGTTTGTTTGATATTTCGTATAGGCAAAAGAGGTCGCATCGTTTAATCTCATTATCCCGGTTTCTATTTTAGAAGTAGCCAATGTAGGGTCGGTGTTTGTCGAAGATGTCTGCTCATAAATCTCGTACTCCCATTCCCCACTATCGTAAGTAGCAAAATAGGTGTTCGTTACAATCGAAAACTCATCATATCTTTCTTTATGTGCCGAGATATTTGCAGCTTGTAATAAAACAAAACTTCTCACAATATTGCTACCACGATGCGTAAACACGAAAAGATAATTAGGAGAGGCTAAGGTCTGCTTCTCCTTCAATGTCAATATGATAGAATTTGTCTGCCCCTTCGTTAAATATATCATACCACTAAATAGAAAAATCAATGAATTTTACAACAAAGAAAAAAGCCACCCCAAAGGGATGGCTCTAATCTACCTACCTATAACGAACTACGAAAGCAATTAGGAAGTTAAACCTGCAATGATTGAGCTGCTAACCTCAGGAGCAAGTTCCTTTTCTCCGCCTGTGAAAGTAAGTGAGTAACCACTTCTATCTCCTTGGGCAGTTCCGGTGGCAGCAGTTCCACCTGTTACATCCAATCCTGTGTAGCGACCTACTAACCAATATTTATCGTTAGCATCTTGCACAACAGCCATCAGAGTATTTTTAGCCAATAACAAGATTTCATTTCTTGTATTAGCTTGGAGTTTGTTCAAAACGACAGTCATCTCTTGGGCATAAAACACAGTTCCGTTCTCAACAGAAGCGGTAATGGTTTCAGTCAAAGCACCTGTATTCTTTACTAACTCATATTTGTAGAATACCTTACCAGCCGACTTCGTGATAGCAGAAACGATACCTGAAGCCTCTGTAACTGAACTCACGTTAGCGTGAGCAATCAGCCATACTGCTTTGATACCGCCTAAGCTTTCCCGACAATCGAGTGTGTATCCTTGTGTTAAAGCACAAGCCATTTTTAATAATTTTTAAGCGTTATTAAAGAGTGGGTAACCCCGAAAGATTACCCACCTTTTTAATTAGATAATGAAAGAAGCAATCTCATCCAAGAAGGCAACATTCACACCCATCTTGAACTCAGATACGAAACGAACTTGGTCAGCCTCTTTGGCATAGAACAACTCGAAACGCTCTTCTTCATTAAGCAGGTCAGTTCCAAGGAACATATTGCTCAAACGGATAGCATAAATCTTGTTAGTACCATTCAGACCGGGAGTAGCTACGACTTTGATTGGAGTACCGGGCAGGAAGAACTCGCTGTCAGCCTTACCATCAAAAGCATAGTTGAACATATTAGCGTTCTTCAGAGCGATTGTGTAAGTACGGAAAACGTCTTGACCACACCAGATAGTCATATCATCTTTAGCAACAACGGTAGCAGGGATAGCCTTGTAAAGGGCATCGAAGATGGCAACTACGTTAGCAGTAGTGATTGCAGTAGCAGTACCACCGTAATAAGTAGCGTTGTTGGCTTCAACAGCAGAAGTACCAATCAGGGTAACCAAACCTTGGAACTTATTAAGGTTTACGTTAGCTGAACCAGTAGCACCTTGCCAGATAGCAGTTTCCAACTGAGAAGAGATACGAGCAGCCTTCTTGTCTGTATAGTCAGCAGCGAAAGCGATAGAATCGTAACGGCTTCCCTCAGGCAGAGCCTTCTGGAGATACTTAGCCTCCAGGTCTTTAGGACACAGAGACTCGTTTACTTTGATTTTACCTACGGTTACAGTACGCTGAGTGAAGGTAGTAGAACCTGAGGCATTAAAGCCGCAAGAACCACCAGCTTGGAAGATAGCGTCAGTATCCATAATGTTAATGGTCTCGGCTGATTTTACACCGACCATTACGTTTCCTTGACTCTTAATCAAGGAAGCGGTTTTGCTTCCGAGTACGGAAGAAGTTACCAACAGAGATTCATTCTCTTTGGTATAGTTTGCTAATGCTGAAACGTCAAAAGCCATTTTACTTAAATTTTAATTTTTGAAAGATTATTTTGCGTAATTTGAAAGAAAGCGAGAGATTTTGTCATTCTTGCTTGGGAAATGCTTTTCGAAAACTTCTTTGGGTTGAGTAGGAGCAACCTGAGGGGTCTTAGTCAATTCGATAACGACATCAGTAAGTTCTTGAATAGCTTGTGAGAACTTAGCAGATTGGTCAGCCATCATAACCTTTGCCTCATCCTTTTTCTTACCATAGTCAGCAAGTTGGGCTTCCATTTCGGCAACCTTCTTTTTCAAGAGTTCAACTTCTGTTTCTGGCTCTTCAACTGGAACCTCGGGGCTTTCAATTTCAACGATTGTGGCATTCTCATCCAAAGTAATTACCGTGCCATCAGCGAGCTTATGCTCTCCGGCAGGAGCAGGAAGTTCATTACCAGCTTCGTCAACAATAGAAACCTTACCGCCAAGTTCAAGTTTGTCAATCATTACTTTAACACCTCCCTCGAGTACATACTCGGCGAAAGTGGCAGCAACTACCTCGGGCTGAGCCTCGGCAAACATTGCTTTGATTTTCAATAGTGCTTCTTGTGGAGACATAAAATTTATTGATAAATAGTTAAATACATTTCTGGTTACCATATAGACAAAAAAGGGGAGTGTAGAAACCCCCCCCGAACTTAACCAAACTATGAAAAACCTAATCTATTTGCTTCAGAATTGAAATAATATCTTCCATCATCTTCTCTTCTTTGCTCATCGGTTTGGAATAGTTAAAGATACCCTCAACCGAAAAACCTCTAATCTTGCCATCCTTAACCATATTCCAGACATCATCGTTTTCAACCTTGAAAGAGCCAAACCACGAACCATCATTTACATCCTCAAACCCCTTCATTGGTTTAACCCCTCTTTTCTCATCCACTATCCAACTCTCAAACATCGTTACACCATCCATCACTTGACCGCTATCGTGCATCAAATTTACGTTATTTTGGTAACCTTTCTTAAAATATTTTTGAGCAATTTTTTTAATAGTGTCTTTACTAAATACAACATAGTACTCTCCGTTTCCATCGTTTCTATAAATAGGGGTGTCAGCTAACATCAACGCACCTGTAATTATCCTTTCCTCTTCATCTTGGATAGCAAATGATTGTCTTTCGATTTGGTTTAACTTACTCTCTGCCCAACTTAAAGCACTTGCACCACCCCAAGCATCGTACATTAATTGACCGCAGCCATCCCCATAACCCTTTGAGGTCTGAGCAGCGTCTTTATGCCTTGAAAGAAATGAGTACATTCTCTTAATCGTTTCAACGCTAATAGGTTCACCTTTAGCTAATTGATTTGCTCTTTGCTTTCCGACAGGTGTACCACAATCCCCCCATCCGTTTTCTTCAGCCCAATCCAGAGCGTTTTGAGCATTGTTCTTTACGGCATCCGGATAATCAGAGTAACTATCTTGAAACGCTAAGAATGACTTTTCAATTGCAGGTCTATCAACCAAGGCAACAAAATCAACCTCAACATTGCTATCTAAATCTTCGCTAATATCTAAGCGGTATATCGGTAATTCTTTTTCCATAACACTAAATAGAGTTTTATCCTAATCTTGCTGCTCTGTTAATTCTCCTTATCCTTTCCTGAGAACTACTTACATCACTTTCAACGACATACGCTCTGCTGGTTGCGTTTCCTAATTGTTGTATTGCCTGAGCATTTAGTAAAGTAGATTGAACCTGTGGGGTAGGAGCCGGAGCAATCGGGGCTGATACATTTGAAGTAGAAATATTAGGACTACCGACCGCACCATTTGTTTTTGTTCCGATAATTGATTTTACATTCTTAAAACCTGTTGCCAAAGCCGAAACCATCGTGGCAATCTTAACCCCCAAAGAAACAGGAGCAACACCGGGAACAGGAGCAGCAAATACCTGAGATGCTGCCTTATAGGTGTTGATAGTCGCTTCAGCAATCGCAAACGCTTTACCGGCAGCGGTTGTCTGACCTAATATCTGAGCGATATTTCCGGCTGCGGTTGCGTAATTACCCAACTCTTGGTTTAACGCATTCATACGAAGGTTCTTTTTTAATCCCTCGTATTGTTCCTCTAAAGCTAACTCTGCCTCTTTGTTTCCTTTAATAATATTGAACTTTTTTTGAAATTCGTTATCAAGATTAGCGAGTTCAATCTCTGTTTGAGAAAATAACAACTCTCTTAAAACATCGTTTCGCTCTTCTGAATTTTCTTGTAGCTTTTTAATGTTATCTAAATTCCTATCAATGCTACCTTGAACTAAAGTATCTCTTTTCTCAATGAATATCTTTTCGTTCTCTAATTCTTTATCTTGTTTTTCTTTCTTTTTTTGAATATCGGCATCTCGTAAACTATTTGCAAAATCAGTACTCCTTTGTAGGTTTCTTCTTCTTAACTCCTCTAATTGATTTTGATATTCAATTTCCGCTTGTGCATCCTTTTCGGCTCTGGCTCTTGCATCATCCGATGCTTTCTTATTGGCATTTTCCTTGTCTTTGTTAACTCGGATTGTATTATCTAAAGAATCAACTTGCGACTTAAATTCTATATTTTTAATTTCCTCAGTAGATTGTTCAACCTGCTTTTTTAAGTTAGTATAATACTCATCATCTTTACCAGCTTGTTCAATTTGTTGTTCAGTTAAATCAACATTAAACTCTTTTGCAGTCGCAACGATAGTTGCCCTATAATCAGCAAATTGCTTTTGTAGTTTCTTTTGGTTTTCTTTGGCTGCCTGTAATTCAAGGTTGTTATAGTTTGTGTTAATTTTGTAAATTTCATCTGCACTTTCATTGGCAATCTCGGCTTGTTTTAATGCCAATGTCCTTGCCTGAGATAAGTTCTTTTGTTGTTGTTCGTATAATCTATTTTGTTCTTCTAATGCATTATTTAATCTGTCTTGTGCTTCTTTTGCCCTATCAGTTCCAGATGTCCAACTTGTTATTTTATCTACTACTAAACCTATCCCAATTGCTAAAGCACCGATACCTGTTGCAATAATAACTCCTTTCAAAACCTTGAAGGCCGTACCCGTTCCAGTTACCGCAACACCAAAAGCCTTTTGAACTTGTGTAGCAATAACAGTTACAGCGTTATTTGCCTTCTGGAATATGGTGCTATTTTTAATAACCGCACCCAACTGCTTGAAAGAATCAATACCTTCTCCGATAGATTGCAACCCCTGAGAGATTGCCATAGCCGATTGAACCTTCAATAAAGTTTCTTGTACCTTATCGCTTTCTACACCTACCAATCCTAAAGCACCTTGCACCGCACCGAAGCCACCTGCAACGGCTGATAATGAAGATGTGAACGCTCTAAACTTAGCATCCGGATTGAACGCATCGGTTAAGGCTTTGGCATCCCCAATAGCATCTTTTAATTCCGCTGCCTTTTGTGCTGCTTGTACCGCCTCTTTCGATGTCGCACCGAATTTGGCTGATAACTCAGTAACATCTTTTTGTGCTTCCCTTAATTGTTGTTTAAGCGAGCCTACTGATTTTATCGCATCGCCACCTTCAACCTGTATTTTTATGCCTATTGTTTCCTGTGCCATTGTTAATAATTTAATTCAATCACTTTAAGAAATTCGCATTTCGTAGAATCAGGAACAGTAGGGTTAAAATCAATGACTTTATTCAATCTCCACAAAGCACCATCGATATATATTAGCTTTGCAAAATCTAACGAATAAATATCACTTGTTGTTAGATACATATTACAAGTTAACAGTTTGGAATCTTTATCAACTATCTCATTGATATATTCACTCCAAAACGCATTAAATAGGTTTGCACTCGGGTAGTCAACCGCTATACTAAAATATAACTCGTTAGGAACTCCAAAGTTAATATCCGCTAAAGGAGTGTTCGGGTTATCTAAATGCCCTGCATAACCATAAGAGTTAAGATGAGCCCCTAAGTTTCCGTGAGGGTGTTCATTGTTCTTTATATGCCAGTTAGGAACTCCTGTTATCTTTCTAACTTGCATTATTCTGATTGAGTGTTCGGTCCTATCCTCTGATGGGTTATTCTGAGTGTTTGTCTTATTGAAAATCGTTGGGAATATTTTTGCCTCTCCGGTATATCCAACTAAGGGAGTTGCAGCAAATATCAATTCCAAACTTTGCTTGTCATTAGCAAACTCAAACCCGGTATCTTCTAAATAATCCGCATACCCAATACTGTAACGCTTGAAATAGTCATTGTTGTAAAAATCTCCATCCTGCTTGTACTTGTATTCAAAATACCTTCCATTCAATTCGCTCATTGGTTTAAGTTTGAATGGCTTATTTCTATCTACCTTATAACTCCAATCCAGATTACTGATGGATGGGTCATCTAATAACAACAGATAAGTATCATCAATCTTTAACTCTTCTTCTAAGTCATTTATTTGTAGGAAGTTTGCACCGTGTTGATAATAATCAATCCAAGGCACTATATTAAGATGCTTTTCTTTTGTGGCATCTTCTACTACGTACAAATTGAACATTTTAATTATCGAAGCAAAAAAGTCCTTTTGAAATATACCCCTTGGAATACTTGTCGCATTTATATCGATAGTATCGTTCAATACATAATCCACAAACGTAAGCGAAGATGACTTAATCCTAAATAACCCTTGTCCTACTTGTACTGTTAACAGAAAGTTTGTAGCAATATCTTGCCTAAAGCGAAAACTGACAACATCGTTAGTATTCAACGTGATGTTACCGCTTACAGATATTTCCTCCACGATTGGGGTAGCACTTGAAGAACTCTCCCAAGAAAATGTATCGATAATACTTCCATTGACTAATACGTCAAAATGGAAAGGTATAGAACTATTCTTTTGCCAAGACAATCTAATATCACATTCAAAATTACCTGTGAAATTTGAGCCTGTGTATGTAAATTGAGTAAACTGAGCATTCGGAGTATAGTTCTGAGTTATCTCAGATATACTCATCGGGATTAGCTTAGTTGTTCCATCTGCTTGGGTAAAGGAATAACTATCGTTTCTTCTTTGGAAGTTATAGACCTTTTGCGTTCCGAAATTCTTTTGATTATTTGGAATTATCAATCGCTTAAAAAAATCACTATCAAAAAAGGATGATGTGTAAGTATATCCTGCATTCGTTATTATCTTATGCATATACTCCCTAACAAACAAAGCAGGCCTAAAAGCACCTATTCTCCAATCTCGCTTGCTATTCTCTGAATACTGACCATAATCAATTAGGGGATAATAATACCCATATCCGGATGCAGTTGTTCCTGATGCCTGCTCCCAAGAATTGACAATGTTATCCCTTGTCCATTGGTGGTTATATTGCGAGAAATCTAATTCCTCAATCTTCTTATTTCCAACGGCTGAAATAAACCCTCCCAATTCGCCAAATACCGCACACTCATACTCTATGCTTCCTCTATCGATTGTAATCTCGAGTAATCGTAAGATACCCTTAAATATCTGTATCTTATCTACATAAATAACACAACTTGCTGCTTTGGATGCGTTGAAGTTGTAACCCACATTATCTGCTGAAGGGTTATAGAAGTTGGCATTGTTAAAGTCGAATATATGCCCGAATAGTTTGTTGTTAACTGCATTTCCTGGTAAGGTTATAGTTTTAGAAAAGTTTGTATTCCTTGATGAGAAATCTTGTATATCATCAATAGCATAGGTGTATTCAGTCGATAAATCTTGACTAAGGTCTAACCTATAATCTTCTAAATATATCTCAGTATTTATCATCTAAACTGTGAATTTATTTGCAATCCTAAATCGATGTCTAATTCTAAGTTAAATGTCTTATCGGCAAATCGCTTCTTCTCTGTCCAATTCGTTGTCGTGATGTTTATCGGCATAAACTGATTGTTCCTTTCTAAGTACACCTCAGGAGAAGAAATCATTTCTTTAAGCCAGTTGTAATCGGTAAAGTTTACCCAATCGCTTGTTAGCTTATAGGTTACTTTTTGTTGCGTAGAGAAGGGGATTGTGCCACCATAAAGACGCCCGTAAGCATCGACCATATCCATTGCCGTAGTCGCTGATTCATACTCATATTGTAATCTTTGAAATGACTTTTTCTCTATTGCTCTTGTTTGTCTATTGACTAAGCTAAAGTGAAAGGTCTCATATCCACCCACCGAGTTCAAGAAATGCAAAGGGATAACATCGTATTGCGTGCAAGACAAAGTAACCCTCATTGTATCTACTTGAACTCCGGCAATCTTTGCTCTAACATCGTAATACTTTGTGTTCGCATCGATAATTGTTGAGCCAATATAAGCGTTCAATGCCCTTGGGGAAATATCTAATAAAGCAAAATCTTTCCAAGAACTTGTTGCCCCGGTATAGGTCGTAGATGTAGAGCCATTAAATACAACTATATCTAATGATAGATTTTTTGATGTATTCTCTGCATCACTAAGAAACGAGGTAAATAAAGTATTGCTTGTCAATAAAGAATAAGGGAATTGAACCTGTGCCTTATCTCGGTTTGTTAAATAGAACCCTGCATAGTTTGTATCGTATGCCGTAGGAGTTAATATCAGATTAGAACTTGTATTGTATAGGTAATCTTGAACATAGTTGTAAGCAAACTTACTTTGCTCCTCTAAGTTCGTGTAGGTTACACCGTTATACTCTTCGCCAAACTTAACCTCATATTCAATATAGATATCTGAGCCTGTATAAGATACCGCAGTAAAGGGAGAGATACTCGGCTTAAAATATGAGTTCCAATAGTTTCTAACTATCGGTGCTGCATTGAAGATACCCTTTGATGATACCGGCTGAGGGAATTGTTTTATCCTTGCCACTAAATTGCCAGCGATATAAATATCAAACACATACTTAAAGTTAGTTTGTGATGTATTAGTAGAACTAACCACGAACCACAAAGGAGCGTGCATTGTACTGTAATTACCGGGGAAACTATTGATTGTTATTGCCATTTTGCCTAATTAAAATTCTTACATCTTGTCCTATAATCTTGCTTACTGCAGTTGTAAAGTCGTTTCCAAAAAAGCTATCTACCGCACTATCAAAGAAGCCTGTCTTTTTTAATCCCTTCTTTTTTATCGACCGAGCCACCACATAAGCTAAACTCTTTTGCCTTGTACTCTGACTTACCATCTTAGATAGCGATTGCCTCTTCGATTGTCTCTTCGTTATTGATACATCGCCCTTGATGTTGTTTCTCTTTATCCAAGCGGTTATATTATTCTGGAATGCTCTACTAACCCCTAAGTTCTTGAACGCATATGGGGAGTTCGGTGTTCCCGATTGTACCCCCTTAACCCCCTTATTTATAAAGTCATAATACTTAGCCGCTTTTGAGCCAGCAGGGTAACCCATTTCAATTGAATAAACATTCCCTTGCCTGACTAAATCTCCCGAACTGATATCATCACTCAAAGCCCCGGTATCGCTAATCCCTAAGACCTCGATGTTCTCTTTTACCTTTAAGATAAAGTTTGCAGCCGACCTAATCAACAATTGCTCTAATACAGGTAACTGATTGACATCGCTTCGCTTAGCCCCTAATTGATTAAGTAAGCCATCGCTCAACAAGTCATCCTGTAATTGCTTAATACTTTTTGCCATACGCTTTTCTTAGCTGCTCTGCTTCGTATTCTCCCTTCGCTTTAAGGTAAGCCAAGTCATTAAGGTATTGTAATAGCGGGAGTTCATAACATTGTTCGAGTGTGATTTTCTCGAAGTTAGCGACCAACTCGGTTTGGTATATCCATCCATAGTATCGCATAAAGTTTGATACACTACTTCTGCCTGATATCTGCTCATCTTGGTCATCATCTCCTTTATCAAATAATCCTTCGAACTCTTTATCCAATTTTTGTAAACTTGATAAAAAAAAACCACACTTCCGAGGATGGCAGTAATCGGAGCCTCTAACATATCCTGAGCGTACTCTTCGTGTCTTGCTGCTTCGTATTTATCAACCTTCCAACCGAACCAACTCTTTCTCATTGGTATAACCATACAAGCTGCAATCTTATGCAGGTTTCCGTTTACATCTTGGCCGAAATGCTTTGTTTCGATATACCTCGCTGCTGGTATCTTACGAACGTCATAGATGCATTTATACCTTCGTTTGTTTATCTGGATAAACTTCTGAGGTTGGGGCTTAATCTCTTCGTGGATAAAGCTAATCTGCTTTAATAGATTGTTCAACTCCTTTAAGGGTAGGGAGTCGATTTCGTTTTCGGTTTTGTTTGTGCAGATGGCGGCTGATTGTACGGCAAGGTCTAACTCAGTCAAGTTCTTTGACTTAATAAACAAGTCATTGAGTTGCTGCCATTGGAATACGGTTATATCTTTCCAGTTCATACAACTAAATAGATAAACCCCGATAAATTGTTATGCGAACGAATACTTGCCTTGTGCTTGATTTCTGATGTAGTGATGCCATGCCAATCCTAAAGCCATCACGCAGTCATCGTGGAAACCCGGTGGGGCTGAATACTTTACCCCGGTAGCGGTGTATTGATACTCAAAGATTTCAAGTTCCTGAGTGATATGCCCCTCTGGAAAGGTTATCTTTCTTTGTTGGATAGCCGATGCAAGGCCTTCCATAAGTTGCTGCTTAGAGGTAGAACTGAACTTAAACCCACTTACAGGTAAGCCATCCCTTTGTAAATCTTCGAAGATAGGGTCTCCGGCTCCTGTACTATCAATCAAGGTAGGTACTTTCGGTAGATTGTTTATGACTTGTTTGGTTTGTCTCCAATCCTTTTGAAAGCGGTCAAAATAACATACCGAACCATTTTTATCTAAGCCAATGATAACCGTATAGTCAACCGACTTGGCTAAATCGATACCAAACGCAATAGGAGGCTCGTGGCTGACCTCAAACGTACATTGCTTGATATAGGCACTCCCGAAAGGATTAGCGGCATTTTCGGCTGGATTAGCCATATACTCTTGTTCGAATACTACTTCGGGTAATTGGGTTCGGGCATCATCTATTTCGGTTTTATCGATATGCGGATTGTCATAAGTAGTGAACTTAAAGGATTGCCAATCGGGTTCTCCGCTTTTAAGGAATAGGGAATAAAAGAAGTTCTTGCCTTTAGGTGTGGAGATGAATAAGGCTCTACCCTTGTAATCGGTTAAGGTAGGTCTAATTGAGTTGAGCCATCCGTTTTCTAAATCAGGGATAAAAGAGGCTTCATCAATAACCCCGAAGTGAAACTTGCGACCTCTTAGGTTATCTAATCGTTCTCCTGTAAAGAAGTAAACCGCACCGCCATTCGGGAACTTAATCGAGAGTTCTGATTTATTAGATTCAAAGGGAACGGCCTTTGCTAATTGGTCAAAGAATACCCTTGCAAGATTATAGGTAGGGGTAACGTAAAACACCTGCTTGCCTTGTAAAGCATTGACAATGATTTCAATCTGCGAAAGTTCACTTTTTCCCCAGCGTCTTCCAGCCATTATAACTCGAAACCTTGCATTGCTATCTAAAACCTTTTGCTGATTTTCGTGAGGTTGTGGCAATTCTAATCTCATATATTATCGTTTAGATACACCCCGTCTATATCCAAGGAAGTAGGGTAAATCAAAGTTACACCAAACCTGTCTCAAATTATAAATGCTTTTTTATTTGCAACTGCATTTATCACTCAGTACCCATTCCCTATCTCCGTATCCCTACGGGTTTATCTGGCTTTGAACCTTTAACTTCCTTGTCGAGAGTTGTCACGGGTTAGACATTGCTCCCACTTTTTGCCAACGTACGCGAATGAACTGAGACGTTTTATTTATCAAAGTTGCTTTTGATTGGATGTAAAACGTGGTAAAAACCTATTTGCTATAAATAGCAATTTACTGAAATTTGTACATACTTATAAAAAAAAGTAAGCAGGGTGTTTTGGCGACAAGGAAGAGTGCCATTACTCGCATTGCAACTTAGCCCCCTGCGGATACTATCCAGAGTAATTATTTAAAAACGGGGTAAGGACTTTTAAACACCCACTCCAAATTAGAAAATTTGCAGGTCTGATGTAACCTTTACCCCTACGGATTATAATATAGTTTTCCCGTTTACAAACACTACTTCTATTCTCGAATCACTACTAACTTGTTGAACCTCTTTTGGCTTTCCGTAAACCCTTGTTAGTAAGGTCTCTACCGAATACAAACTACCCTTCTCCAAACTCTTTCTCATTGCATTGGCAATTGTCTTTTCAAGTATTGTCGCTTT